TTGTTTTCGTACATAATTTTTTATTAATTATTAAGTTATTAACCCAGAGGGTTAAACTAACCCTCTGAAAAATATCTCAATTTTAATCTACTGCAGTAGTTCCATAAGTAGATTCTACATGCCATCCAGAGTTTAAGTATACTAATGTAACACCATCCAAAGCCGCATTCAATGTGATAGTATTTCCATTAGCTAGTGAATTAGGAGTAATAACCGCATCACCAACATAAACTGTACAAATGATTGTCTTTCGTTGACCGTCCACACCATCTGCAAGTGTATGAGTAGTTGCAGCACTATTAGCAATCTTAGTTACTCCATGAGTAACTGAAATTGCTGTATTAGCATTTAGAATTGCTTGTGCTGTTTCAATTATGGTACCAGCAGTAATTGTTAAATTACCAGCTGTGATAATTTCACTACCTGCTGTCAATGTTAAAGCTCCAGCTGTTAGTAATAAATCACCAGCAGTTAAAGTTATATCACCTGCAGTAATTCCTATAGCATCAGTTCCTAAAGCAGTTCCTGCAATAGATATTGAACCATCTTCACCTATAGTGAAAACTGCTACTCCAGCATCAGTTTCAAAACAATTTAAGAAGAAACCACCTGCAAGAGCACTTCCGTCTAATTGTAATTGTAATAGTGATGCAGTTGTGATTGTATCAGAACTAAATACGAAGGCAGCTTCATCTTCAGTAGACGAAGTTCCAAAAGTAGTCATTGTATCGTTCTGCATTAATAGTAATGGAGCTGTATTAGATGTACTTGTAGCAGTAAACAAACCGTCTGTAAGTGTGATATCATTTCCAAATACACAAGCTTCTGAACCATTAGTAGTAATAAAGTTTAAAATTGAAGTAGCTCCTGCTGAACCAATCTTCAATGCTGTAGCGTCATTATCTTCTAATGTCCATGTCATATCACCTGCTGTTGAGGTGATTGTTGAGGCTGCGCTAAATGTTATTCCTGTATTAGTAATAACACCCGCTTTAGTAATTCCCCAAGTAGCTCCTGTACCTGAAATGTCTGCTCCTGAACCTGCATTTGTAATCTGTAGACATACTCCTGAACCACCAGCTGCGTTAGTTATAGTTATAACATCTGTAGCTGTGGATCTATTTCCTGCAATAGTCCATGTAGCGTCTGGTGTAATTGTAAATGTATTATCTGCTGCGAATATTGTCTCCCATGTAGGAGTTCCGCCACTTCCTCCTGCACCTATAATTGATGTTCCTGTTTGATTCCAGAATACAAGTTGATCTGAATTATTAATGTAAAGACCATAACCAGTATCATCATTAGATAAAGGGTTAGAAGCGTAATTCTTATCAAATCTTAGAATACCTTGTCTAAGGTCAATGTTCTTTGGACTTGAGTAAGTCCTTCCTGCTTTAGTTGCCATATTATTTGAGAGAGACGTTGGTTGAATAGAATATTGCTTACGCTCACCCACTATTTGCCAACGTCTCTTTAATTAAATTAGTTGTCTATGTAGTTGCCTCGTCTCCTTCTGACCATACCCATGAACGAGTAACGTCATTGAATCCTTGAATAAAGATAGTGTGAGCGCTAAATTGCATCTCTCTTGTCTTTGTAACAATATTTACAGGGTCAACATTATTAGATTCACTTTCAATATGTTGGAATCCCATAGTATCTGACATAGCTTTTGAAGAATCAAACATTCCCCAAGCTGCGTCTTTTGTTAGATACTCTAAGTCAACAATTTGGAAAGGTCCCATTGCATTACCATCATTGTCATTACTTTCTGAAATCTTATTAGTTTTGATTGAACCTAATATTTCCATTGCTTTATGATGAACACTTGAACCTTTTTTACATACCAACATGTTTAATTTAGCGCTATCTGGGTTACCTCTAGGGTCAACCATTAGACTAGCTGTTCTGTCGGCTGCTTTATATCCTGCGTAATCAAAAGGTAAAGAATAAGTAGTTCCATCATAAACTACGTTGTTCATGTTAGTTCCACCATCTTCTCTTGTATGAGCAGTTGTCCAAGGCTCTAAAGCATCTCCACCTGTCAATGCAATAGTAGAATTACCTCCTACGCCTTGATGTGTATAAGATGGTGAAAAACCATTAGTTAGTCTTTCTGCTGCTAACTTTTCTTTCTTTCTATTTAAAGCACGAATAAGTTGTTCTCCAATAGCTGTTAGTTGTCTTTTCTTAAATCCAAATTTCCATGTCATGTGAGACATAGGGAACATAATATCTACTTGTTGCTGTTCGTAAGTTTGGTCAAAACCTTGGATAGCTACATCTTCTAGAATACTTGCGTTTTCTGAAGTGAACTCTGCTTCTTTAAGACCTGAGATTGAACTATCTTTCTCAAATAAATCTGTAGTTGTTCTAAAGTTATAATACTTTTTGTAATCTACAGGATTCTTTGCTTCCTTCTTTACTATAACTTGGATAGCTTTATCAGTCATGTCTTTAAATTGATTTAGTACTGCTGGACTCATATAATTAGTTATTTACAATATAATCTTAATTAAACTGTAAAATTAGTTAGTTTTTACGCTCTATCCATTCTTGAAATGAATTCAACAAGAATTTTCTTGTCTGATGCTGCTCCTACAGTTCCGACTTGCATAACATAAGCATTGTCAGATGTATCATCTGTACCTGTGTTATTTACTGTAGCTTTATCTGTTAACGCCATTCTTTGATATTTATGTGTTGCGTCTGAGTTATTAGTTGTATCTACTTCAAAAATATCTCCAACGTAAGGTTGGTCAATTAATACTGAAGTATCTGATGTAGTTTTAGTTTCAATAGCTACTCCTGCTAAATCTTCCCATGCTGTTGAAGATGTAGCTGCGATTACTACTTCATTTGCTCTATCGTATGTAAGTAAATCACCTGCTGTAACTGCCAGAGAGCTAATATCTCTTGATTTAGTACCTTTATCTACACCATTCTTTCTTGAAAATCCTGTCATATGTTTTGTAACAAAAAAAAGCCTACTAATAGGCTTATTTAGTTCTATTAGGTTTATAATTTAAAAATCGCTCTCATCAAAGCCTTTAAACATTCCTCCTGGTCCTATCATTGATTTTTGATCTGGAGTAAGGCTATTTTGATTTGATTTTGGCTGTGTTGCAGTTCCACCACCACCTGATATAGAAGCACTTTCAATCTTTTTGTTCTGAGCGTTTATTTTAAGCTGTCTCTTTTTATTATCTACAGAGCCATACATATCTTCCACGTCTCTATGAACTTTATTGAATATTACTTTTAATTGAGCTTTGGTTTTACCTTTAGCATTGTAATCAGTTTTAATGATTTCACTAAAAGCGTTCCATCTAAGATTATCTTCATCATTGTCTGGTAAGTACTCAGGATGATCACTGTTAAAGAAATCATCTAATAAAGAATTACTATCCTCAGCATAAGCGTCTTCCTTTTTTACATATCCTCCACTTTTAAGCTTTCTATCAATAATATTATCAATGTCTGATAATTCTTCTTGAGAGTATTTATCACTTAAAATGTCTTCCTTTGGTAGTTCTGTTTTCTTTTCATTACCAAAGTCAATTTGATTCTTGTCTCTTAGTTTCTTTCTTAACTTAGCTGTCTCTAATCTTAAAGCTCTCTCTCGTGGGGTTTCACCTTCCACAGGCTTGGGTTGTGAAGGTGTCTTTGGAGTTTCCTCCTCAACTTCTTCGTCATTAGAAGATTCTGACTCTAGAGTTTCCTCAACTTCTTCTTCCTCAACTTCTTCCTTGCTTTCTAGCTCTTCCTCTGATGGAACAACTACTTCTTCATTGTCTTCACTGTTATTATTAGAAAAATTTACGTTGATTGTCTCTTCATGTTTTACTTCTTTCATATGTTTTACGGCATTATTTTACTTGCTGTAGAGCAAGAATATGAATTAATTACTTATAACTAGGCGTATAAACGCCCAGATAAAATAATCTATTCTTTGATTAACCAGTCTAATCCATTCAGGTATTTAGCTTCTATCTTACAATCACTAAAATCAGCAATCTTTAGCTCAGGTATTTCAATCTCAATCTCTTGGTTGTTTAATTCTTGTACTTCTGCATTATAAGTTTCAATATTCTCAGCTTTAATCTTGTATTGTCCTTTCTTCTCACCTTCTTGTTCTTCGCCATGCTTTACGAATAATGATTGTACTTTTTCTGTATAAGTCTTTAGTTCAGGGTCAACTTTCTTAACGACTAAAGTGATTTGAAATGATTTTAGTATTGGTAAAGGTAAGTCTTGTATCTTTTTGATTCCTTCTACACTATCAGCTAATTGTTTTAGTGTTATTTTTATTTTTGCCATACTTTTAATAATTTGCTTTTTATATTTGTTAAACATTTAACTATTTTGTCTCTTCTACAGTTTTTTTTCATCTTCAGTATCTTCTAGTTTCTCTTCTACAGGCACTTCCTCTGCTGGTGCTACTTCTTCCTTAACTTCCTCTACAGGAGCTTCAGGAGCTACCTCAGGGGCTTCTACAGGGTTGTTAGCTTTGATAGCTTCTATTTTACCGCTAAAATACTCTACTACAGCTTCATAACTGTCAAAGTCTTTAACTAAGTTTACTTTATTGTCTTCTGTTATTGTTGTTTTAATTTCCAACATATTTTTGTTTTGCTAAATAGAAATCTATTGAGAACTATTTAGTTTTAATATTTTTATTATATCCTAGTTGCTTAGTTACTAATTCACACCATTTATTTATTCCTCCTTCAATGTCTTTTGCATCTAGTTGTATACTTCTTTCATCTTTATCTACGCTTACTTTTTGAGCTGAATTCATATTAGAGAACTTATCAGGAACATAAACCCAAAACTTTAGGTCTATTCCTAACTTACATCTAAAACCGTCATTCTCATCAAACCATTTCTCAAATACTCCCCTATAAGGGTCATCTATTGAGCTTGTTAACTGTATTTCTTCAGGGAAGTTAGATACATCTACTTCTTCTGAGACTTCACCTGCACGTTTAAGCTTTCCTCCTGCTTGACCTTCTAATAAGGTGAGGATTTTATTAGTATCTTCCTTTGCATCTTCACTATTCTTTCTAGTTTCGTCCATGAAACTATCAAGTTCTTTCTTTAAGCCTTTTAGACTTAGATTTTTTGTTTTTTCCATATGTTTTACACCTATATTTTACTTGCTGGAGAGCAATAATATTAAAAAACTATGCGTTTGAATAGCATAGTTCTATATTTTAACAAACCCCGCTAGAAATCTGTTTAGATATAGAATTCTACTATCCAAACTGTCTAGCGGGTAATATTTAATTTTAATTTATGATTTTACTGTCCTTATTATTATTTATATCAAACTGTCTCTTCTCTTCTACTGGTATTGGGTATTCATAAGGAAAGTTTACTAATTCACCTTTTCTTATGTCTTTATGAGCCTTTACTCTTAATATTCTCTTGATCATCTTCATCTTAGTAGTAGTGACTGGTATCAGTTGCGTCTGTTGTTCTTCATTACCGAAGAACATTAACATTGAGTATAAGTCCTCATTACTGATGATAACACTATTGTCTTTAATTGTAAACTTTATTTGCTTACAAGGTGTTACTTCTTTATTCCAGTTAACTTCTACTCCTAATCCATTCTTATTAGACTTTGCTGGGTCTGTTGTCATATTACTTGTATTGTTTAGCCTCTTTCTCTAATTCAGAAAAGAAGCGCTTTATATGAAATATTCCTCCCTCTCTCATAAAGCTATCTTTAGTGAAATCCCATTTATTATCTATTCTAACCTCTCCCATTCTTTTAGTAAGGAAATCATCTATAAACCAATCCATAGCTTGCCAAGAGTTATTACTCATTAAGTCCTGTAGTTGCTTTCTTTGGTTGTTTATTATTTGATTCATACTATCTACTTTGAACAGCGTTCTTATTTATATCACTAGCTACTTTTCTTAAGGGATTAGTAACAGCACTCTGTGGTTGTCCTCCTTGAGGTAATCCTGCTTGTTGTGGTTGACCTCCTCCTTTAAGCTTAGCCTCTTGCCTAGCCTTAATCTCATCTGGTGTAGTAAATAGTCCTCCTGATTCAGCTTCTTGCTGTTGTTTTTCAGCCTCTTGTTGCTTATTTTGTATACCTTGTTGTAATTCTTTAGCAAACTCAGGGTCTTCTCCTATCTTAACTACTTCATCAGTTAACCAATCTTTAGGTTTCTCATCTTGTATCTCAAGTATCTGTTTAAGCGGTTTATATAAAGTTTGTACCATTTGTATCATTCCTTGCATTAGTGACTGTCCTATCTGCATGATAGCTGGGAAAGTTACATTATATAACTCTAACTTACGTTGTCTTTCAAGTTCTGGTGAGGGTCTTAAAATAGACTGTACTTTAATGAATATCTTACCTTCCCATTTAAGATCAACTATATCAATATCTCTACCAACTATAAATGCTCTATCTTCTGGTGCTTCTACTAGATTATCTAACTGTCCTCCATCTCCTTCTTCACTCTCTCCTATCTTATCAAGTCCTAGGTTAAGTTCTGGAAAGAAGTCTGCTACAAGCTCACCTTCCTCATTATTATTAACTTGATTAGCTTTTCTTCCTAGCTCTGCCTCAAACTTAGCTAAATCCTCCGCCTCTAAAAACTTAACAACCTCAGGTCTTGAATATATCTGATTCATCCAAGATAATGAGATTTTAGCCTCATCTTCTAGTACAGTCGCTATATTCTTCAAAGAAGTGCCTAAACGCCTTAGAGAGGCATCCTTAGCCTCTAGGGTCTCTCCTAGTGTCTTACCTGCTAACTGACCTTCTAATGTTTTATTGACTCCACTATCTTCATCCATTTGTTCACTCTGCTTATCAATAGCGTCAAATCCTCTAGGGTCATAATTTATATTAACTTGATCAATACTGCTTCCTGGTAACATCTTAACGAGTTTAGCTGGACTAATTGTAAGATCATCATCACCAGGTTGTCCTGTATAGAATAACATAGGATATATAGCCATAACTAACTGATCAATGGTCATGTTCTTTAATCTGTCATATATAACCTTGTTTCCTTTAATGGTTTCATATAATCCAATACCGTAAGGACTTCTTGGGTCTCTAATACTCCACACAGTCTGCCAACAACTAAGTTTCTTCTCATCATTAGGCAATGGAGAAAAATGTAATACTACTTTATCTTTAGGGCTATAAATAGCGTATAAATCTTTGTTCTTACTCTCATAGAATCCTAATGTAATCAAATCGTCTCTCATTTCTTTAGAGCCATCAAAGTCTCCATCATCTCCATCATTATTCTCTTTAGTAGTAGTTCCAAATGTTATCTTTTCAGCATTCTTGAAATGGCCAAACTTTCTCATGAATGTATCTTTAGAGAAATCATCTTCAAAATACCAATCATCTGGCTTTCTTGTCATAGTAGCCATGTCATCAATCCAAGTTCTCCAAGGGTCTCTGTTCTCCCTATAAACATCATTAAACTCTACTATATTCTTTTTAACATATTTATTGTTCTCTTCATTATCAGGATCAAACTCATCTAATATCTCTACATCATAATCATCTTTACGTGGATATGTTCTACCAATAGCCCAACCATACTTAGCTAAATTGAATATGAATAGTTTTAATTCGTCTTTAGAATCTGCTATCTTCCAACTTCTCATCCACATAGCTTGTGCAATCTTAGTACCTGGCTTGTATTTCTCTAGCATAGCTTCAAATACAGCCTCAGGGTTTCTATCTACTAAAATTGATAGAGCTGTTTGTATCTTAACGAATAATGTAGGGTCTGATACATCACTTCTCCAAGTATCACCTTCTTTTTGGTCTATGTTAACAACACTAGAGCCTCTTAATCCTGTAAGTTCATCGCCTCTAGACCTTGAGCTATTAGAGTTAGCTCCATCTAATTGTTTGTTAAAATAAGTATTTGGTGCGTATTCTATATCAGCATTACGCATTATCTCTTCAAAGTCTCTATTATCTAGTATGTTACGCTTACTTTGTTTAAGTATTGGTAATCTCTTCTCTAAATAATCAGATACGTCTTTCTCTTTTCCTTCAGGATTATATGGTTCTTGGACCACTTCTTCCTCTTTTAAGTTTGTTGGCATATATTTGATTATATTTAATAATAGTTATTTTGACTTATACTGCTTCCTTTATTTCCATGTAATTGTTTTAATCTCTCTCTTATAGCCTCTCTACTTCCTTGTTTAGGCTCTGGCTTAGGTCTATCAAAGGCTTGTGGTGCATTACGTCTTACCTCAAATGCTATAGCATAAGCCATAACTTCATCATCATTCTTTCCTGACAATGCCTCTGGTCTACCTACTTTATTTCTAAAGAAGGTATTACACTCTCTTAAGAAATCTACGTTATTCCATATTTCTGTCTCTGTATTAAGCATCCTTTTAAGTTCTGATAGAATATGTGGTCTATTTGTTCCTGTTAGAAAGCCTACCTTACGCTTTACTGGTAACATAATGTCATCTAATTCCTCTCTAAAGTACATATTAGGGTATTGCATCCTCAGAAGCTCTGTATTAACCCATAAACCGTCTTTGTTGGCTTCTATAGCCATGTAAGCCTTATTATACCACATACCTAGAGCATACGCTATAATAGCCATTTCATCAGGTGGGAGTCTATCCTTGAACTTAGCTACTGTTTTACAACTCTCATTGTCAATAACTGTAAGTATACTATAATCTCCTCCTTCAATACCTTCTGCAACATCTCCTCCAATAACATAACTCTTATATTCCTCTGGTCTTTCCCACAACTTTATCTTTCCTATATCACTCTTAGTAAACATTGGATATTCATCAACCATACTAATATCTCCTGTATCTTTATGCTTCTCTGCCTTTATAATATACTCCTGTATCTTTCTAGCGTCAAAATAAACTGTACCTGTAGCAATAAATGCTTCCTCTGGTGTTGTGGGATATTCTTGATTAAGCATATCCCAATCTCTTTTAAGAGATAACCATTTAAGATAATAATATGTAATCTCTATTAGTGATAGTTTGTGTAGTTCTGAGTATTCTCTAAACCTTCCTCCTTCTTTCATTTCAGTAAATGGTATAACTCTAGTAACTTTAGCTATTTCTTCTTTATCCCATCTCCAATTATAGAAATGAGCCTTAAACTCACTATCATTTTGTGGCTCTCTTCCCCATGCTTCTGTGAATATATCATAGAAATGTCCTCCCATCCCTTCTGCTGTACTTTCAATATCAAACTCTCCATCTAATGGAACTGCTGGTATAGTACCAAGGATGATTTCATCTCCCTTTAGTGGAAATTTAGCGCATAACTTAGCAAACTCTGATATATGTACTTTATTAAGCGTTCCTGATCGTCCTGAATTAGAAACTGACATACCTGAAATAAATCCTCCTCCAAAATCAAACTTTAACTGTTTAGCTGAATTAGCGTCTACTTTATATAATCCTTTTAAGTTTTCTTTAAGATTATTCCAAGCATATTTTACTTTCTTATTGAATATGGTCTCAGCGTCCTTTTCTGTATGTGCTATGAATAATGCTTCAAAATTTCTTCTGAACAAGACATCATCTAACATTAGTATAATCTGTAGTGTAGTAAACCCTAACTGTCTACTCTTTAGTATTATATTTCTTAAAGCTTTATTCTTAACAAAGTGTTCTTGCGCACTATTCATCTTAAAGGTTATCCTCTTCTGATTCTTATCAACTATGGTATAGAGGTTATTTATCCTCCATATCTTGCTCGCTAGGTTCTTCATTATCATAGTTTTCTTCTAAACTAACTAATAATTGATTCATATCAACATGAACATTCACTTCATTAGTAGTAAACATTCCTTTTATCTTAGCTCCAAGCTCTAGTTCTGATTTCCTGTTCTTAGGTTTTGCTTTTATATCATCGACTAAAGATTTAAGAATTAAATTGTTAGTTAATCCACACTCTTCACATATTTCTTTGAAGCCTTTACTCTCTGTTAATTTTTTGGGTGTTTCAGATGTTATTTTTGTATATCCTGCTTTTAACATTGCCTTTGCTTTATTACCGCCATTAACCGCTAATTCAGCTACTGCTAGTCTTTGTTTCTGTGTTGGCATATTCTTTTTATTAGTTTCTTAATTCTATATATTAATCCCCTATCTTCCCATTCTTTTTTTCTTTGTTCGTATTTAGTCATTTAGTTTATGTTTATTTAATAATGGTACAGGGACAATGCTAGCTAACACATCATTCGGCATATAATACATTTTAAACTATATTATAACGAGTTATCCCCTATCATTAATAAACAAATAGTTTAAACTACTATCTTTTTAATCTTTTCTTGTTTACTAGAAACAATCCTTCCACACTTCTCACATTTTTCTTGAGTTATTGGAGGATATACTAATAATTGCACTCCAGTAACCCTTCCTCCACATTCTTTACATGTTTTTTCTATAATCATATATGTTCGATTATATATTTATTATTCATTTAGTTTATATTTAACTGCTTGCCATAAAGCGTCTAATAGTTCTTCTTCTTCAAATTCTGGTCCATTTAAACATACTATATATCCCGGTATATCATCATCAACGACACTTCCATTTTTAGATATGGTACACAAATCATCTCCTAAGAACACTATCATTCCAACTATATCCATATCTCCATACCAAATAGTTTCATCAGTGGTCTCAATAGTATAGTCAATTCCTCTATCATTAACTTCTAACCACTGTTCTTCTGTTATGTGTTGTTTCATACTAATCTTTATTTATATTTATCATCTATATGTTCTATGTTTTGTATATGCTCGTTGCATATAAGGATAGTATTAATGAAGCTCTTAACTATATTAGGGCTTACTAGCCATCTACTAGAGCCTCCGCTTTCATTATCATCATAGAAGGTTTTAAATATTTCTTCTTGTTCTTTAGTCATATTAATCTTTAAACAGAACTAATAACAAGTCTAACTATTAAAACTATTATTATCACACTTAAATAAAAACCAATACTTAACCATATTGGTGACACAACCCACCACCATGACCAGTCAATTACATGCCCTAATTTTAAACCAATAAATAGAATTGTTAATAAACCTAAAAATCCTACTCCACTTGTGTTGTTTGATTCATTCATATTATTTTTTTGCTAATACTTTCTTGATCATACTTATTCTACTAGGTTTAGATTTATAGCTCTTTCCTCCTCCACCTCCTCTTAATCCTTTAGTAGCTGTTTTTATTCTTTTAGATATTTTCTTAGTAGCTTTTCTTATAGTCTTTCTGTTAGCTGTAGATGTCTTGATTCCTTCCTTCTCTTGTTTCATTGATTTTACTTTGTTTGTCTTTGGCATATTATTCTTTAATTAAATGTATGTGGAAGTGATTATTCACACTTGTTTTATTTGTTCCATTCATTATAGCATTATCGTAGAACTTTAAAAGCTTTTCTATTAAAGGGTTTAATTCCTTCTCTTCTTCACTCATT